ATTAAAGATAACAACAGAGTAAGGGAGAAATAAATGAGTTACCAAGATTCATTGAAAGATTATGTTGATGTTGCAGAACGCATATCAATATTTAGAGAAAAATATCCAACAGGATGTTTACAACCAGCAAACCTAGATGAGCCATTAAAAGTTTTTGAGATTGATGGAAAATCTTATGTACTTTACACAGCATGCGCTTATAGAACACCTGATGATGAAAGACCGGGGGTTGGTATTGCGTGGGAATTAGTTCCGGGGGCGACAAGTTTCACTCGAGGTAGCGAGGCTATGAACGCAGAAACGGCAGCGTGGGGAAGAGCCATAGTTGCAGTTCTTGCAGCAGACACTAAGCGTGGTATTGCTTCTGCTCAAGAGGTTCACACTTCACAAAACAATGATGAGTTCGTTTCTTTCGGTCAAAGAATCAATGATGCAACAACTATGAAAGTTTTAGATGATATCGCTAACGATATTAAATCTGCTGTTGCTCGTAACGCTTTCAGTCCAACACAATTAAAGGTGTTACAAAATTCTTGGAAGAAACAATCAACATCTATCAGTTCAGCCACACCTATGCCACCTAATGTTTCACAAGTTTTACCTAACTTTGATGGGGCATTAAGTGGGGAAGAGGTTGTTTCTAAAGTTGAGGAAATAAAAGGTCAACTTCAAATCTGATGTTAATAACTTTGGACTCGTGGGAATATGAGTGGGCGACAATAGTAGGAGTTCGTAGATTCACAGCAAATTGGAATAAACAAAACGCTAAACATTACGATGAGACAAGAATGGAGGACAATAGAACAGCGCAAGTCGCTGCTGCTGTTTGCGAATTAGCAGTTGCTAAAGCAACAAATCGATATTGGGCTGGGACAGCATGGGCTGGCACAGAACACGATAAAGAAAAACATAGACCCGATGTTGGAACAAACATAGAAGTTAGAAGAGTTCGAACGAAAAACGCTGTTGCTATAAGAAAAAAACAATTAAACAAAGGCTTAATTCTTTTTGCAACAAAAGCAATAGAACCAGAATTTAGACAAGTAGAAATTTTAGGTTGGATAGATTATGACATAGGATGGGCATTAGCAGAAGAATCAGATTTTTATGAAACGAGATATTTACCTTTATCCGAATTAACAAAACTATCAGAACAAAACAAATAAACCTAATCTAAACTTTCGTTCAGGAGGGCTTGAAAGGACAGAGGTTGGCATTGTTCATACCACCTCTCAAGTCTCGCCCAGTATGGGAATCAGGACTTTCAGTTGGGGTCTTTCGACCAAACTTCGCCTTTTGATTAAACCAGTTTTGTGATACAACATTAGGAAGTTCGTTTTAATGTCACCGATGAAATCTCACAGTTTATCGTTTATTGTTTGTCTGTTACGCTTGCTTTAACCTGCAAGAAGATTTAACTGCCTCAAACGCAGGTTTATCGTATTCTGTCAGTACGACCAGAGTTTTTTTAGAGCCTCTGTCACTCTGTCACTTTGTCACTCTGTCACTAGGAAAATAAAAAATATCACACAACATATAGACATGCAAGACTAACCCCGGTAGTTGATTTTTTTATAGTATCTGTTAATATTTGTATGTACGCCTAACATCCAGTTCCGGTTGAGATTGGCGAGGCAATTCCCTGCTTCGCCAGTTTCTAATATAATAATTTCCCTAACATAAAAAAGTTTTTAGGGAGTTCAAAATGTTGTGGCAAGAAATTTTTGGAAAACTACATATAGTGGTTGATGGTAGAACTCTTTGTAATCTACAATTTGTTGGTTTCAATGATATTCATTGCGAGAGTTGCATGAATTATTACATAGATTTAGGACTACAATTCAAAGCAATATGTCGAATAAAACAGGCGCAACTGGGCAAACCAGAACCAAAATCTTTCAACGAGCATTCTTCGAATGTGAAAATTGTGGAACAACCGATTTCAGTTTTGGAATCTCAATCCACCATCGTAAACCTAGGGGTATGGGTGGAACAAAAAAGAAAGAAATCAACGACCCAACAAACTTGCTCTTGTTGTGTGGTTCGGGAACAACAGGATGCCATGGATGGATTGAATCAAATAGGCAACAATCATACGAGTTAGGTTTACTTGTTAAACAATCTGATGAACCAGCAGATATTCCAGTTGTTGATAAGTATGAAAATGTTTGGAAATTAAATAAAGATTTCACTAAAGAAAGACACGCTTTTCCTAAACCCGAGTACAAAACACAACCCTAGTTGGTGTAGGATATTTCAATGTATTCACTTGAATACCAAAAGCGACCTTGGACTACGAATTATGAGCGTTCCAAGAACCGATGGGTTCGTGCTGAATTAACAAAAGAATGGCGTTTAGCGTTTTGTTTGTTAGCGAAACAAGCAAAGATTTCACACTTAAACGCTATTGAAGTAGATGTTCGAGTTTTTCAAAAGGGAGGTCGTCTTCAAGATGTGGCATCTTGTAATCCTGCCGTCAAAGCAGCAATTGATGGGCTGGTTGATGCTGGGGTCATTACAGACGATTCACCAGAATATTTACGAAGCATTAAATTCTTCGCACCAGAGCGAGGGAAAGATTCTTTACTTATCAATTTCAGGGAGGTTATAGGGTGATAGAAAATTTTTGGCTAGTTGCTTCACAAATCATTGTTTTAAGTTTTGTAGCAATGTTTGCAATAAGTTTCATTCTTGCACCATTTTTTATTTTTCTTGGCACATATAAGGAGAAAAGAGAAAAGGCAACACTTGTAGCGATGACAATGGTTCACCAGTTACAGAAAAGCAATGAAGAGTTCACTATGGATGATTTTATTAGGGAAACTAAGAAGAAATGACAACAATATCAAGATGGGAGATGAGTGTGACTGATAGAGAAAACAAAGATTTAGAAGAAGTTCAAATGATGACCGTGATGATTCAAGAACATCAAAGACAAATCAAAGAACTAGGTAAAAGAAGAAAATCAACTATTCTTCGTTTACGCAAAAACAATGTTACTTATCGTGAGATAGCAGAAACAATGGGTGTGACTGAACAGAATGTTTACAAAATTTTGAGAGGTAACGCTGTAAGAGAACCACAATATGATTCTGATGGAAATATTGTTAGAAGAGTTGGAAGACGACCAAAGGTGAAGAAAATACAATGATTAAACATTTACATCAAATAATTATGGGCGAAGTTTATGTTCCACCCCTTAATCCTGATTTGGCTAAACAATGGATGAGTTCATTGGTTGAAAAGATAGGCATGAAGAAACTTATTGAACCTCAAGCAATCTATGTTGAATCTGTCGGTAATCGTGGCATGACTTGTTGTGTTCTGATTGAAACTTCACATATTGCTTGGCATGTTTGGGATGAAGAAAAACCCGGTATGTTGCAGTTCGATTTATACACTTGTGGCGATTTAGACCCACATTTGGTTTACAAAGAAGTTCAAAACTTTTTCGGTCTAGGTTCATACACAATGCGTGTTTACGACAGAGCAAATGGTGACATGGAAAGAATTGGGTAGTGGGTAAGAAGTCAAGTTCTGGTCGTAACACAGATAGACCAAATGGTAAGAGTTGGAAAAAAAACCACGCAAACCAAACAAAACAGGTAGAACAACTGGTGGATATAAACCTGAAAAAATTGAAGCCAGAAGAATTAAGAGAGAGACAATAGTTGGAAGCGAAAATTAAAGTTGGGCAAAGTGTTCAAGTTCGTATCAACGATTTAGTTCCCTATCCACAAAACCCCAGACGAGGCGACATTAAAGCAATCGCTGAATCTCTTGCCTATCATGGGCAGTTCAAACCAATAGTTGTGAACAAGTCAAACAATCAAATACTTGCAGGAAACCACACCTACAAGGCAGCAAAGCGTTTAGGTTGGAAAACAATCTCTGTTGTGTATGTTGATGTTGATTCAGAGGAAGCAAGACGAATAATGCTTGCAGATAATCGGTTGAATGATTTAGCGCACTACAACGAACCTATGCTCGCAACCATTCTTGAAACATTCAAAGACAACTTTGAGGGAACAGGATTCAATGAGGGGGATTTGAAAGCCCTTGAACGCATCATTGATAAAGATGCCGAACCTTTAGATGCTGGTGACAAAGTGACAGATAGTTTGAAAGATGACCCAGAGATAAAAATTAGTGCTTGGCGTTTCACAATCAACAGAACAGAATATTCATCTTGGAAAGAACAACTCGAGTGGGAAGCAGAAAACTCTAAACCTAAAGCAATCAAAATATTGCGAGCAAGACTTGGGCTACCTGAACCTAAACCTATCAAACAAGAACCTCCAACAAATCCAGCGACAGAAAACAATGCACCACAATGTGAAACAGTTCAAATCCAAAACATCAAACCATATCCAGCAAACCCTAGAGAAGGCGATATTGGGGCAATAGTTGAATCCTTGGAAGCACACGGACAATACAGACCTATCGTTGCCAATAAACAAACAGGACACATTCTGGCAGGTAACCACACCTATCAGGCAGCAAAACAACTTGGCTGGTTCGAGATAGCAGTCACTTGGGTTGATGTAGACCCTGACCAAGAACTCAAAATAGTTTTAATAGACAACAGAACATCCGATTTAGCAACCTACGATGACACAGAACTAAAAAACCATCTAATCTATGTGACAGGTAAAAAAGGCACAGGATTCAGTTCAGAAGACATATCCGAAATCATGTCAGGCGCATCTTCCAAACCATCAAACCAAGCGATAGGTAAAACAGGAGTTCGTGTAGGTGATTTCCGTTTCAAACAATCATCCGAAGAGTTAAACCAATGGGCAAACAAAATCAACACTTGGGAAGATGTTGCAGAATTATTGAAGATGCCTATTGAAGCATGTGAAATATATCCAACAGGGGTATAATTAAACAATATGACTGGCAGACCAACAAAACTATCAAAAGAAATCTCTGATGCAATCGTAGAAAACCTACGACTAGGAAACTATATCGAACACGCATCAGCAGCAGTTGGCATAAACAAATCAACACTTTACGCATGGCTCGATAGGGGCAGGAAAGAACAAGAAAGAATAGATGCAGGAGTTGAACCTAACCCTGATGAACAAATGTTTGTAGAGTTTTCCAACGCAGTAGAAAAAGCAAAAGCAGAAGCAGTTTCAAGAAATGTTGCCATCATCCAAAAATCTGCACACCATGGAACTTGGCAAGCAGCAGCATGGTGGCTAGAAAGAACACAGCAACAAGTCTTTGGTCGTAAACAACAACTAGAACACACAGGACCAGAGGGTTCACCTATAAAACTTGAAGTATCAACACAAGAGATTGAAGAAAAAGTAGCAAAGATAATTAACGCACGAAAAGGTGAATAGTCGTGCAAACTCGCATCGTTGATGAGATTATCAAACTAGAACCACAAGAACGCTTGGCTTTGCTCGCTGAGTTGAATGACCAAGAACGCTATGTCATTTCACAAATGTTGGATGCAGAGTTAACAAACAAGTGGGCAAAGTATGAGCATGACCCAGTTGGTTTTGTCCTTGATGGTCTTGGTGAATCTTTGTGGTCGAAACAAATTGAAATCTTTGAATCTGTTAGGGATAACAAACGAACAGTTGTTCCAGCGTGTCATGCCCCCGGCAAATCACATTTAGCAGCACGCGCTGTTGCTTGGTGGATAAGTGTTCATCCTCCGGGAACGGCTGTTGCAGTGACCACAGCGACAACACATCGTCAGGTTAGAAACATTTTGTGGAAAAACATTAGACAAGTT